GGTACTAACCACTCGTCTGCAAGCTAGGAAAATCCTTTGCGTAGCTTTCCCCCCGTTATTTAAAATGGTGCGTCATCGTCCGCTGGTAAACCCTGATAACCCTCTTTTGGTTTGGGTGTGTTCATGTATGCCCAACCATTCCAGCCGCCATCCATAAGGGGCATACTGTCTAACTTGAGCATTGGCCCGTTCTTAGTCTCAATGACTGATCCAATGGTTTGGTAACGGGATTTCTCTTGACCCTCTTTGTTTTTGTATTTACCAGAAACAACGGAAATTTCATAAAGTTTAGACATTCTTGACTTTCATAAGTTTGTTAATTTTATCGTCCAGTTCAGCAATAAATTGGACAATTTCACCCTCGATTAGCCTGATAAACACATTATCCCTTGGGACACGTTTAACAAACAATTGAAGTTCTGTGGGCAGACGATTGTCAAAAGACACAAAGTCGCACCATTCACGGTCTGTGCAAGCCATTTGGAATTGCATTTGCGTGTTGTACTTGCCTGGCACAGTTTCAGACAACAACGTGTCTATGTGTGTTGCAGTATTGGGGCATTTGATTTCTAACAATCCATTGTCGCCAATAAGCCCGTCAGGGGACGCACCAGCCATTAAAATCTTTGGGTGAGGTATAAACCCCACTTCATCAACTAAAACGTCTTTGAGCGCCTCATAAGCGGCTCTAGCCAAAGGTTCTGTTTCTGTGCCATGTTGCATAGCAGCATTGGTAAAACTTTCACCTTTTTGGTTAGTTAGGCGCTCACAAATAAGTTGAGCCATGTAATTGTCTCGACTTGATGAGTAGCCCGTTTTGGTCTTGGCGATAACGTCAGCAACCCGTGAGGCTGTGACTTTACCAATTCGAGCCGCAAACCATTCGTCTGTGCCTTGGACTATCATAATTTCCCCTTTGCTTCATCTTTTGCTGCAATTACTTTTATCTGCCAGGCTTTGTCGCCATCACAAGCTGCATAGGCTATTTTGTAAGCAATTTTTAGTTCATCTTGTGTAGTAGCGTTGTAAATGGCTAGAAACAAGTCTGTCATGCTATTTGGATCAATGGTTGACTCAGGCTCTGCACCATCTGGCAAATCTTCACCAGCGTAGATATACAGTCCAAGACCGTGCAAACTAAGTGCTTTGGTCATGCAGCGCATAAGGGCGGTGTTAACTTGAAAAGCATCAGGACTCTGAATAGCTTTATTGCGATGATCCATTACGGGTAGCTGGCAAGTCATTGGCTTGTCAAACATGATAACTGTGACCCAAACCATTGCCGTACCATTTATGTCCATGTAACACTTGTCACCAAACATTTCCACTTTAAACGTGGCCTTTGCGTCAGCCTTAAGTGCTTCAGCCCATGCCCAAGCCCATGACAAGTAAGTCAAATTGACTTTCTTTTCTGTGTGTTCGTTGACGTTTAACGCCAATAAGTTTGCGACTGTCATGCTTCAATCCTTTCAATGTTTTTAGCTATTAACCATTTGTCACCAAGTTGGCGCACAGAGCGCACCCATTGGCGTTGGTAAGAACGTATGACTTCAGGCGGTGCGTCATACTGTGAAAATATGCGTCTTACTTGTGTGAGGTAACGTATGTTCATTTAGCCTCTCCAAGCCAACATCACGCCAATGCCGCCAAAGATGACGATGGCTAAAAAGCATTCAACAAGTGTTTGAATAATTTTAGATTTCATTTTGTTCCTTTAACATACGAGCGTGGTGGATTTTGGCTTCAGACACAACGTGTTGAAATTCGGTTAAAGGCAGATCAAAAGAAATGTTGTCACCTTTTAAGTTGTAAACAAACACATCGTAAATTTCTGCGGTATTGTGGTCATGGGGCAGATTGTTCTCTGCTGGGTAATAGTCATATCCGACTCTGACTTTTTCAATTGTTAAGCCATTGTCATAAGTAACGTATTCATCAAAGTGATATTGGAGTTTGTAGTCAATCATGGCAACTCCTTAGTTAAGAATTAAACGGCCTGTCAGACCAAAAGATTTCAAAGTAGCAATAGCGTTGTCAATTGCTTCTTTACGAGAATGACCAAAAAACACGGGTGGAACATTTGTGCCTGGCAAAGCGCAGTCAAATTCAATAACCCAAGCTGGCGGGACAGTAGCCCGAATACGGGGGTTATATTGTTCTTGTTGAAAATAGCAATCTGCTTTAAAAAGTTGTGTCATGTTGACTCCTAAAAAGACCCCAAGAAGTTCAGGGCATGGGTGTATTGTACATCAAACTAAACACGCAACAAGACTTTTTTATAGGGATTTACCCTAATGTTGTATTTATGCAAATACTTAAATGTTTATTTTGCTATACTGATTGCATGGACAAACAAAAAGCTATCACATTGGCTGGCTCACAGAGTGAGCTTGCTAGAATCTTGGGCATCACTAGGGCAGCGGTACATAACTGGACAACCATCCCAAATGGGCGGCTTTATCAATTGATGGTGTTGCGTCCTGATTGGTTTATCGAGTAAGATTGTTTGAAACACGGCTAGGCAGGGAGTAATTACCCTGCCGAAAAGGGTACTCCCCCCCTGCCGATTGTTTCTTTCAGGGAGTTTGCGGAGAAAAATTTATGAAAAACGTGTCTTTATATGGCGTGGATTTGTTTGGTCAAATCATTAAGCCACAAGCGTCAGGCGTAGTAGCGCAGCGCTTTACGCTTCCCCCTTTTACAATTCTTGATGCCCGTCAGGGTGAATGGCAAGAGCGCAAAAGGGCTTGGAAGTCTTTAGGAATTGAGAGCGAAGTTGGCAGAAACAAGTCATTACTTTATGCAGACAACAAAGCAGGTTCTTACGACTTCTACAGGAAAAAAGAAGGAATTAGAGAAGAAAACACAGAATTGAACACAAGCATTTTTGACCCTGTGCTTTGTGAGTTAGCTGTTAAATGGTTTTGCCCTTATCAGGGGCAAGTTGTTGACCCGTTTGCAGGGGGAAGCGTTAGGGGCATTGTTGCCGCTGCACTCAACAGAAACTATTGGGGTTGTGATTTGCGTCAGGAACAAATTGACGCAAACCATATGCAGATTGATCAAATTGAAACGCCTTTAAAACCTGTTTGGGTCTGCGGTGACAGCATGGAAATGCTTTCCCAAGCGCCTGATGCCGACATGATATTTTCATGCCCTCCATATGGTAATTTAGAGGTTTACAGCGATGATCCTCAAGACCTTTCAAACATGGAATGGCACACCTTTTTGGCTGCTTATAAACGCATTATTTTGCGTTCAGTTCAAAAAATGAAAAACGACACGTTTGCTTGCTTTGTTGTTGGTGATTTTAGAGACAAAAAAGGGTTTTATAGAAACTTTGTCAGCGAAACAATTGATGGTTTTGAGTTAGCAGGGGCGAAGCTTTACAACGAAGCTATTTTGGCTACAAGCGTTGGTTCAGCATCCATGCGTGTTACTAAGCAATTTGAATCAGGCAGAAAGATGGCAAAAACTCATCAAAATGTGTTGGTGTTTTGCAAGGGTGATTGGCGCACAGCGGTGGCAAAAATTAACAAAGCTGAAGAAACTCAGGGTTAAGCCATGCACTACTATCAACATCATATTGGTGATTTTATTAAGGACACTTCATTTTTAACTAATGAAGAAATCGGAATCTATCTCAAGTTAATTTGGCTTTATTACGATTCTGAAAAGCCATTGCCAAACAATTTATTTGAACTTGGCATGAAGACAAACGCTAGAGACACTCGAATTGAACTTGAGGGTCTTTTGGGAATGTTTTTTGTTTTAGATATTGAAAATCAATGTTGGCATCACACTAGATGCGATAAAGAAATTCAACATTACAAACAGCAATTAACTACTGCTTCTAAGGCTGGAAAAGCATCGGCACTTAAACGAGCGATGAACAAGAATCCAACGAGCGTTGAAAAGACGTTAAACGAGTGTTCAACAGAGGTTCAACCAACCATTAACCAACAACCATTAACCAACAACCAAGAGAAGAACAAGAGAGGCTCACGCCTCCCTCAAGATTTTTTCTTTCCAAAGGATTGGTGTGATTTTATTGTTGAGCAAAGACCTGAACTGAATGCACAAAAAACATTTGACCAATTTAAAGATTATTGGATAGCCCAAGCGGGTCAAAAGGGCGTGAAGTTAGATTGGTTTGCAACATGGCGTAATTGGGTGAGAAGCACCAATGCACCTAAACAAAACCCTTACGATATTGTGAGGCTCACAGTTCCATCAAAAAATGAGCCTGATGCCGCATTAGAAAAGATTAAAGCTGATTACAAAAAAGCCGTACCTATTCCGCTTGAAGTATTGGAAAAGATGGCTCAATTGAGGAAAAAGGCATGACACACCATGAAGCAACAAGAATTCTTGATAGAGCAAGAGAAGGCCAACAATTTAGCCACTTTGTCATCACAAGAGCGCTTGAACTTACGGGAGATTATGAAGCAAACGGAAGCATTGGAATGGATCAAGCGCTTCAAAAAGAAAGCGCTAGAGGAAGGCAGGGGGGAAGCCCATTACTGGTTTCAGAAAGTAATAGCGGACATTGCCAAGAAACGTGGTCAGCAAGCCGCTAATGATTTACGCCAAAGAATGAACAGGATTAAAAATGAGACAAGCAGCAAGGGTTGATGCAAACCAAACTCAGATTGTTTCAGCTTTGAGAAGTGCTGGCGCTTACGTTTGGATTATTGGCTTACCTGTTGACCTTTTGGTTGGGTTCAAAGGTCACACCTTTTTAGTAGAGATTAAAACGGACTCTAAAAAGCGTTTAACGAAGCTACAAGCCGACTTTTTTGAGAATTGGTCAGGTAGTACCTTGGCAAGAATAGATTGCCCTGAAGCGGCTTTACGCATGATTGGAGTAGTCAAATGAAAGCACCTTACAAAGCTATTGAATTTATCCTTGAGCAAGCACCAAAATACGCTGTTGCAAAATCACAACGGATTTTTCTTGAGGAATTCCGCAAGACTAAAAAGGCTTTGCTTATGAAAGACGCAATGACAAGGGGCTTTGATTCTGCGGTGGCACAAGAGCGTGAAGCCTATGCACACCCTGAGTACGAGGAACTTTTACACGGCCTGGCTCAAGCAATTCTGCAAGAAGAAACAATTAAATGGAAACTAACAGCCGCCCAAATGAAATCAGATATATGGCGCTCAGAGCAAGCAAGTGAGCGTTTAGGCGTAAAAACAACGGAGTAAATAATGATGTGTCCCCGCTGTAGTTCTGAAAACTTAAAAGTTTTAGATACTCGATCAACCCCTGAATTTGTCAGCCGCAGAAGAATCTGCATTAATGGACATAAATTTTTAACCCAAGAATATGCAATATCTGAAACACAAATATGTGAGAAGTCAGAAGTTACTGAAGCTAGTGGCAGCTCTCTCTTGTCAAAGCTGTGGCATGGACAATGGCGTTCAGGCGGCTCATAGCAATTGGGGCGGTGGCAAGGGTAAAGGAATCAAGGCAGACGACAACTTAGTAGCTGCTTTGTGCCTTAAATGCCATTACGAAATAGACCAAGGCGCTCACCTAACCAAAGATGAACGCAAGAATATGTGGTTAAAAGCCCACATAGCTACGGTAGAGGCACTTGGAGACAGATGGCCTCTAGAAGTGCCAATTCCCTCAATAACTGCGCATAGCGGGTAAAGGTGCGTCTTTTTGTGAGCCGCCTTGATGGGCTTTGTCCATACCTTGCGCTTCATGGTGCTTCAATTCTTTTTCCAAAGCGCCAATACGGGCAAGTTCTGAACGATGCTCAGAGGCTTTTTCGTAGTGCATACCCTCTTTAGAAGGTTTGTTTGATCTAGTAATCACAAATTTTGTAGCCATGATAAAAATCCTGTTAAAATGGTGATTGACATTGTGCCACATCGAGCATAAAGTCAAACCATAAATTCTTTGCAAGGAAAAATCATGGGAAAAGCAGATACAACTATGGCTAAAAGCACAACTGGTGCAACACCCCCTAAAGGTGCAACATCTTCTGACCGTTCAGGCGAGCGCATGGAAAAAATGCGTGGTGGCGTGGCTATGGGCAAGGAAGACAAAACTATGGGCGATAAGCTGTATAACACAGGCCGCACCGAAGGCATTTGCTACACAAAAGAGAAATCAGAGTACCGCTAAAAAGCGAAACCCAAAGAGTCGTGAGGGACTCAATGGGCTTCTAGGCACAACAAAGAAAGGTTGTCATGCTTAAAGAGAATTGTAAGGCTTGTTGTTACTTTAACGACATAGGTCAAATGGGGCAATGCAGACGCTACCCCACATATCAAAACCGTCACTACACAGAGTGGTGCGGAGAGTTTGAAGTAGTTGCCGTTGAGAGTTCACCCATCCTTGAGGTGGGTGTTTTTTCTGAACAACCTAAAAAGCGTGGCAGACCCGCAAAGTTGGCAGAATGAACTTGCAGCCTTTAAGAGACAAAATCTTAGTGCGTCCCGAAAAGCGTACATTAAGCGACACCTTGATTGTCCATTCTGCAGAAGCGGACAGCCGTGGAACAGTCATAGCAGTAGGCCCAGACGCACAGGCAGAAGGTTTAAATGTTGGTGACCGCATCACTTTTGGTACGTTCCACAAAGAATACAAAGATGAATACCTGAAGTTTGAGGAAATCAAGCACAATGATGAGCGCTTACTCAAGATGAGTTGGCAAGATGTTTGTTTTGTAATGGAGGAATAATCATGGCGACTAAACCTGGCTTGTATGCCAACATTCACGCTAAACAAGAGCGCATTAAACAAGAAAAAGCCGCGGGTAAACCTGTGGAAAAGATGCGTAAGCCTGGCACAAAAGGCGCACCGACTGCCGAGGCATTTAAACAATCTGCTAAAACGGCAAAGAAATGAAAAAGCACGACAAGCCCATTGAACACAAGACAACGGGTAAGGGCAAGACCTATAACCCGACAGAAAAGGGTGCGGGAATGACCGCCAAGGGTCGTGCTGAGTACAACGCCAAGAACGGCTCAAACCTAAAGCCGCCAGCACCAAATCCTAAAACAAAGAAGGATGAAGGACGCAAGGCAAGTTTTTGCGCCCGAATGGAAGGCGTAGTAAAGAACGCTAAAGGCCCAGCAGAACGTGCCAAGGCATCACTTAAGAACTGGAACTGCTAATGTTGGAACAAGTAAAAGCCCGAATTGCTGACCTTGAAAAGCAAAAAGAACAAATGCTGGCTAACTTTCACGCTATTTCAGGCGCTATTGCCGAAAATCAGGCTTGGTTGCGAGAATTAGAGAAACCCGTAGAATTGCCGAATGACTGAAACAACCGAGAAACGCCCTGTTGGTCGCCCATCCCTCTACGATCCTAAGTATTGTGAGGAAGTCATTGCCTTGGGCAAAATCGGCAAGTCTGTTGAGTCAATTGGTGCTATTTTGGGTGTAGGAACTAAAACTTTGTACAACTGGCGTG